CTCTCCATCTCCGCCAAACGAACAAAAACCACCGTATTTACGGTGGTTTTCTTTTGTATACACGATTTTTACACGATTGTGTTCAATATCTTCACTGCACGTTCTTCCTCTCGTGGGTAGAGGTGCGAGTAGGTATTCCATGTCATTGATATGTTGGAGTGACCTAAACGTCTTGCTATCTCCTGAATGTTTATGCCCTCATTGGCAAGCAAGGAAGCGTGGCTGTGACGGAAGTCATGAATACGGATACGTTTGACACCTGCCAAGTCTGCAAACTTCTTGTTGGTCTTTTCAAGGGACGTGTCACGAATAGGACGCTCACCGCCGCAGATGTACATATCATCACTGAACTTTGGCACTGCTTTCTTACAGCGTTCGTAATGTTCGGACAGCACTGCTCTTAATGGCTCTGGTATCTGTATCGTCCGTATGCTTGGCTTGTTCTTTGGCGGCGTGATACGATCACCGCCTTTGAGCTTCTGAGCAATGCTCTTGGTGATAGATATGTAGCTGTCTTTTATATCCGTCCATTGCAGAGCGTATATCTCGCCTTTTCGCATACCCATGTAAAATGCTATGTTGAAAAATACATAGTAGTTCCATTCGTACATTGAGCCGCCGTCCTCTGCTTCCTGAGCGTAATTCTTAGCTGCCGATATGTATTTCTTGAACTCGTCAGGCGTGTAGAAAAGCATTTCTTTCTTGGCTTCAAGGGGCGCTTTGAAGTTGCCTGCGGTGATAACAGGATTTTTCGGAATGTATTCCATTTTCACAGCATAGTTCATCATTGCACGAAATTCGCCATAAATGTTCTTTCGAGTGATGATAGCCAATCCCTGTTCTGACAGCTCCTGCTTCCATTTCTGCACCATTGGTACGTTCAGATTATCTATCCTAACGCTTTCAAAGGTGGGCAGGACGTTCTTTCTCAGTATTCTTAGGGACTTGTCCAATGACGTTTCACGGACCTCTGAACGCTTGGCTGTGATGTACTCCGTGAACAGCTGTCCGATAGTCATTTTTTGAGTTATCTCTTTAGCATTGAGCTTTTGTGTAAGCTGGATTTCAAGCTGCTTAGCCGTCTCTGCACCGAACGCCACACGGTCTATCTGATGAGGTTTTCCGAAACTGTCCGTATAATTGATACGCACACGATATTTTTGCAGACCGTCTTTTCTGATGTTCTTTCCGTTCTTGTCCGTCATTTTGTAGATCGGCATAAATATTCCTCCCATTCTTGACACTTCCTCTAAAGTGTGCTACAATAAAAGGGCAGAATTCGCCCTTTCGTGGTTGTTGGGTTTTGTTCATTCTGAGCTGATATTGGTAGTATCTGCTCTGTCCGCCTCTGAGTATTTGCGGTGCTCAGGGGCGGTTTTTGCTTTAAAATTAAAAATAGAAATTATGCAGGTGATATAGACCAGTTGCCTTCCGATGTGATTTCAAAAAAAGTTTCATTACCAACATCACTCTTAACAATACCGGAGTATGAACCGATTTCGTTTACAAGCAGATCATATCGATCTGTGTTGATGCTGTATTGCTTCACGGCGAAATTGTGTTCACCATCGTTAGTAATATTCCAATTATTATTCTTTGCATAAAAAATAGGTGTAACAAAGTCTCCTGTTCCACTAAATGAAGTATCTTCCGTTGTAGATAGTGCATAAGCATTTACAGACCAGTTTCCGTCGCCTTTTATTTCTATTTCATATGTTCCGCTCCCAACAATCAACGTTGAGCCTGAATACCAGCCTATTGTATTTACAAGTAAATTGCTGGAACCATCTTCATTATAGGCCTGAAGAATAAAATTGTGTGAACCATCGTGTGAGGCTGTTATAATTGCATAATTTTCAACTTGAAGATCAGTAGCTACAAAATCACCTGAACCACTCCAACCCCATGCGGATACGGAAGATGGATTTTTCAATGTTGTAGCGGCTGTTGTTGTAGTGGTAGTAGCTTTAGTGGTCGTAGTAGTCGTTGTTGTGGTAGGCTTTTCCGTCGTTGTTGTCGTTTCTTCCGTCGTAGTCGTAGTCTCCGCTGTGGTTGTCGTCGTTGTGGTTTCCTCTGATGTTGTAGTAGTGGTAGTTGTTGCAGTAGTGCTTTCACTTGAAGATGAGCTGTCACCACTTCCACAAGCGGACATTCCGCAAACGAGCGATAATGCAATTACTCCAGCTATAAACTTCTTCATAAAAAACTTCCTCCTTGTAGTTCAATAATTTCCGACTTTTGTAAACAATTTATGAAATCATTTACATTGTCTTAAATCGGTGTTATAATATATTTGAGATAACAGGAGGAATCTTGCTATTTTGATCTCGTTGGTATTTGCGGTGCCAACGGGATTTTTTTTATTATAAGGATTTTATAACTGTTTTTACAATGCCGAGTATTCTTATGCGGTCTCTTTCTGCACCGACAAACTCTCTCGGCTGATATTCGGGATTGAATGATACAAGGGTTATCTTGTCATCAGAATACTTGATTTTCTTCACAACGCCGTTTTCACCGTCGATAAGGGCAACAACTACCTGTCCGTCCTCAGCCCAATCCTGCCTTAATACTTGTATCTTGTCGCCGTTCTCTATCTTCGGATACATACTGTCCCCCGAAACGACAATGCACATTGTATTCTTAGCTTCTTCCTCGTTGACGATATAAAGTGGCATATAGCCTACAACATAATCGTCAGCATAAGCACCAAACCCAGCCGACACGCTCTCATATATAGGTATTATATGTACGTTGTCTTGCGGGAGTATGATTGCGTTAGAGTCAATAGGTTCGTTGCCTTTTTTATCTTCTTCGTCCCAGCCCATTAAATAAGAGGGCGTAACACCAAGAACTTTTGAAAACTCTACAATGCTACTGCGAGGTATATCTCGACCCTGTGTTTCAATTTTATTTATTGATGAACGTGATTTATAACCTAAGAGATGTGCTAATTCAGTTTGAGAGTAACCTTTTGCCTCTCTTGCTTTCTTTATTCTTTCACCCATTGTCATTATAGAACACCGTCCTTTATATTGAGTATAGCATTTGTAGCCTATAATGTCAACAAAATTTTACGCTTGTAAAATTATTTTGTCAATGTAGACAAAAACGGGTACAAAAACTTAGCAATATTTTTCCGTAAAATAATGTTGACAAATATGCCAACATAGAGTATAATATGTTTGTAGACAAATACGACTACAATAACAAAAAAACGGAGGTGAGGGTAGATGAATACATCTATGTTGCTTGATAAGATTGAGAGTAGCGGAATATCCAAAAGCGAAATTGCAGAAACGTTGGGAATAACTCGTCAAGGGTTGTACAACAAGCTTTGCGGTAAGAAAGAGTTCAAGGCGTCAGAAGTGCGAAAGCTTTCGGAACTTCTTAATCTCACAAGTGCTGAGCGAGAGCAAATTTTTTTTGCTGATTGTGTAGGCATAAATGCCAACAAGTGATTAAAGAGGGGGTGAGAACTTGGCGGCTAATATAGTGTATGCTATAGCGTTCGGATTATTGGCAGGTGGTATTCTGTCAGACTGTGATTTTGATTGTATTATGGACTACATAATGTTCATTATGGCATTGGGATTATGCCTGTTAAACATAGTATTGTGCCTACTGTGATAAAGAAGAGTACAAACAGCAAAGAAAAAATCAATATGGTCTGTAATATCGCAAGTGAGACAGCTTTTGTGATGAAAACTATTTTACCATGTCGGTCATACCAATTGTGTTGATAGCGATATGTCATTGAAATTTTTGGAATGCCAACATATTTACAAAGATTGTTGTAAGTATTCAAAAAGCTGTTGCAGAACTTTTCATAAAACATTTGCTTGTCTTTTTCTTCGCAGTTGAGAAAAATTTCAAAGCGATTGTAAACGTCATTTCCAACATAAGCACGATTATTTTCAATTACATTGCAAACTTGCTTTATAACAAAATCAAAATTTTCATTATTTTTATATGTATATAAATGATTTTTAAGCAGTTTAAGCAATGGATCATATATACTGAGAAGTCGTTCTTTTGATATGTCTTTTTTCTTAACTACACATCTGTAATACCAAATAGATATAATGATTGCGAGAACAGGACAAATAACGGTAATGAAACTATATAGTTTTTCCAATTTAAAACTTCCTTTCGTATGATTTTCTACATTATACCACAAGAAGTTAGATTTTTCAAGGAGGTACAAAATGAAACTGTACAAGGTAACGACGATAGACCAGTATCATTATAAAAGGGTGTTCACAGTAGCAGCAAAGAGTCAGTACGAGGCTCTGACAAAGGCAAGTGTTATTAGGCCCCATGAGAATGTTTTGACTATCGAGGAGGTGGACTAAATGAGGTCACCTGACATTGAAATGGCAGTGCGGCTGTACTATGAAAAGCCCGAGATAACCAATGCGGATATCAAGGAGCTGTTCGGCACAGGTGAAACGCAGACTATCAAGATCAAGAAAGCTGTTAAGGAAGAAATGGAAAAGCGTGGTGTGAAGTCATGGCTGCCACACTCGGTCAATACCGAGATAGCCTACGAGGTGTGGGGCATTGATATCGACAACTTCGAGAAAAGACTTAAAAAACTCCGCACGCTTTACGGAAAGGACGTGAGAAAATGATAGCCGTACTAGAGATAATCAGATGTGCCGCAGCGGTAGCGCTCGTGGTGGTGCTTGCAATGTATGTAGCATACAGGTGGTATGTAAGCGTAAAAGAAACTGCCTACGAGGAAGCAGAGGAGAGCATTAAGCGTGCGGTGAGAGAAGCAGGCAGACCCATAGTCAAGGTCGAAGTTGAAATGAAAGGAAAGTGGTAAAATGGCGTTGATACTGCTGATAACAGTAGCCGTGCTTGCAGGGATAGATGTAGTGATGAGAGAGGTTTTTAAGAGGGACAAGCCCCTTGACAACGGCAGTGGAGCGGTAAGCCTTTGCGTGTTCCATTCAAATGTCAATCCTGGCGAGTGCGGTGCGTTGACAGTAACGCCAACGAGAGATTACTGGCCGCAGATGTGCATTCTACAAGACCCGTGAGGACTTCGACAGAGGGCTTGGCGATGCCGCAAGGTCGCTGAGGGATAAGGGGCTTGAACCTGTGAAGAAGATGGACTATGACGGCAGGCAGTATATGAGCGTACAGCCGATAAAGGAGGAAGAAAAATGCTGACGAGAGAAGAAACGATAAAGGAGGAAGAAAAATGCTGACGAGAGAAGAAACGATAAAGGCATTTGAATGCTGCTACATGACGTTTAACTGCAAAGGATGTCCGCTTAGCAAGCAAGGGAAATGCTACGTCGGAAGCTCTGGAAACCCAGAGATCAACAAAGCTGTTGTGCACTACCTTAAAGAAAACGAGCCTGCACCTGCGGCAACAGGCACAAGCTCGGAGGTGGTATCAAAAGATACCGATAACATACACCTTAACGATAGCACACTTCTTGACATTTGTCAAGAGGAGCTAAAGGCAATAGCAGAAACAGCCCTTGATGACTACCCAAACGAGTATCTGACGGGATATATCGTAGCTTTAAAGAAAAATATCGAGAGGCTGAGAGGTGAGCATAGTGACTAACTACTCTTGCCTTGACTGCAAACACCTGAAAAGTTGCCTAGAGAGTAGCAGACGCTACCCTTGCAAAGATTTTAAGCTGGCAGAGCCGGCGATACTAGAGAGGAGAGGGCGAAATGACAGCAATCGAAAAAATGATAAGAGAGGAGAAATATAATGGATGAAATCATCGACATAAATCAGGCAGAAATCAGGCAGATACCTACGCAGACACAGACACAGCTCGCATCGCATACTGACACGGGAATTGTCTCAGACTTCCGCCGGTATTTCAAAATGGCGAGCGAACTGTGCAAAGCGGATATCATACCGCAGGCGTACAAGGGTAAGGTCGCTGATACCGCAATAGCCATTGACATGGCTAATCGTATGGGCGTAAGCCCGATGATGGTCATGCAGTCAATGTTCGTGGTCAAGGGCAAACCAAGCTGGAGCGGGCAAGCTTGCCTGAGCTTTATCCGAGCAAAATTTACAGACGTAAAGGTTATTTACGTCGGCACAAAAGGTACTGACGACAGAGGCTGTTACGTCAAGGCAACTGACAAAGACGGCGATGTGCTTGAGGGAACGACAGTCACAATGGCTATGGCAAAAGCAGAGGGGTGGACTTCCAACTCTAAGTGGAGAAATATGCCCGAGCAGATGTTAGCATATCGTGCAGCATCATTTTTCGCGAGGGTTCACTGCCCTGAAACATTAATGGGTGTGCAGGTCGAGGGCGAAGTTGAGGACTCTTCAAAGCCTGCAATGAGAGAAGTGGAGGATGTACTGTAAATGAAAACTACGAGAATTCATATAAAAAATCTGTTTGGCATTTCTGAAACAGAACTGGACGGACGCTCAATAGAAGTTACCGGCTCAAACGGCGTAGGTAAGACATCTATCATCGACAGCATAAAGTACGCTCTCACCAATGACAGCAGCCGTGATTATGTCATTAAGAACGGCGAAAGCGAAGGTGAAATCTTCATTGAGACCGACACAGGTTTGACTATTGACCGCAAGAAGCGTGTCAATCAGGCAGACTACAAGAACATTAGACAGGACGGCAAACCTGTTCAAAGCCCCGAAGCATTTGTCAGAGAGTTGTTCACGCCACTGCAGATTGACCCTGTTAAGTTTACACAGATGTCAAGGCAGGAGCAGAACAGAATTATTCTTGACCTCATTGAGTTCGATTGGGATTTGAACTGGATTAAGGAGAAATTTGGTGAAATTCCGCAGGGTGTTGATTATCAGCAGAATATATTGCAGGTCCTGAACGATATCCAGTCCGAAAAGGGCGTTTACTTCCAGACAAGACAGGATATCAACAGAGAAATACGCAACAAAACAGCGTTTATATCTGATATCGCAAAGGATATCCCGCAGGGCTTCCAGGCTGAAAAGTGGGAAGCATATGACCTATCCGAAGCCTATACGAAGATAACAAAGGCGCAGGAATACAACTCTCGCATCGAGAGGGCGAAGCTGTTTAAAGATAGCTATGACAACAAAGTCAGAGGTTATCAGGCTGAAATGGAAATAGCAGTAAGCAATCTGAAATCTGCTATCGCAGCAGAACGTGAACAGCTTACTAGCGAAATCGAGCGCAAGAAAGCCGAAATCAAGGCGGCTGAGGACAAGCTCAATTCGCTTTCAGACAAGATAGCAGACAAGACTAAGATTTTTGAAAGCGAATACAGGGAGAAAGTCGCAAAGCTTGACAGCGACATCAAGGTAGCCGATGAATACACAGGCAAGCAGCTTGTTAACATATCTGCAATGCAAGCTGAGGTCAAGACAGCTGAGGAAATGAAGAAGCACCTCAACGAATACAAACGTATGAAGTCGATGCAGAACGAACTTGAAACGCTTGAAGAACATTCTAAGGCACTCACAAGCAAGATTGAGCTTGCAAGAGAGCTTCCAGGCGAGATACTTAAGACAGCAACAATACCTGTTAAGGGGTTGACAGTTAAAGACGGCATACCTCTCATAAATGGGCTTCCCGTCAGCAATCTGTCAGAGGGTGAACAGCTTCAACTTTGCGTTGACGTTGCCCTCAGCAAGCCTAACAGCCTACAGATAATTCTGATTGACGGAGCTGAGAAGCTTTCCGAAAAGAACAGGCTTGCACTTTATGAGAAGTGCAAGGAAAAGGGCTTGCAGTTTATTGCAACCCGCACAACGGACAGCGATGATCTGGAGGTGACATATCTGTGATACAACTGACAAGTGAAAATTACTTCTCCCAGCAGGCAAACCTTGAGTACATGAGCTGCTCACAGTTCAAGAGCTTCTGCGACTGTGAGGAAAGAACCCTTGCGGACATTGCAGGTGATTACAAGCGTGACAGTTCAACTGCTCTGCTCGTAGGCTCATACGTTGACGCTCACTTCGAGGGAACGCTTGACGTTTTCAAGGCTCAGCACCCAGAGTTGTTTAAGCGTGACGGAACGCTTAAGGCTGATTATGTACAAGCTGAGAGTATTATCCAGCGTGTAGAAAATGACGAGCTTTTTATGAAGTATATGGCAGGCGAAAAGCAGGTCATTATGACGGGTAAAATCGCAGATGTGCCATACAAGATAAAGATAGACAGCTATCACCCTGACAAGGCAATCGTTGATCTAAAGGTCGTCAAGGACTTTGAAAAGCTTTGGAACGATACAGAGAAGCAGAAACAGAGCTTCATTCGATACTGGGGATATGACATTCAGGGAGCTATCTATCAGGAAATAGTTCGTCAGAATACAGGCAAAAAGTTGCCGTTCTTCATAGCCGCCGCCACAAAAGAAAAACACACAGATTTTAACGTGTTCGCTGTTCCGCAGGAATGGCTTGACGAAAAACTTGCGTTTGTTGAAGAACGCACACCACACTTTGCTAAGCTGAAAACAGTCGAGGATCCAGCCGAAAGGTGCGAGAGGTGTGATTGGTGCAAGGACACCAAGATACTTGACAGAATAGTTGACGCAAGAGATTTAGAGGATACAAATGCTTAACAAAGTTATTTTAATGGGTAGAATTACCCAGGAGCTTGAACGCAAGCAAACAACAAATGGAACAGCGGTGCTGTCGTTTAACGTCGCTGTTGGCAGGAATTACAACAAGCAGGGTGATGAGAAACAAACTGACTTTATCACCTGCGTTGCGTGGAAAAAGACTGCCGAGTTTATCAATAACTATTTCGGCAAGGGTAGAATGATAGCCCTTGAGGGACAGCTGAGAAGTCGTACATATGATGATAAAAACGGCACAAAGCACTATGTGACAGAGGTTTACGTTGATAACGTTTCATTCACAGGTGAGCCAAAGCAGGGTGAAAACAGTTCAGCTCCGTCACAGAGTGTGCCACAGCAGAATACACCCCCGCAAGAGCTAGGCGGTGACCTTTCCGACTTTGAGGAGGTGTTGAATGATGAGGGAACGCCATTCTGATGATATCATTGACGTTGATGCGAACGAGGAAAAGCATTTTGATATCGACATGAGTGATGCAGAAGCGGTGAAAACCGCCGTTGCTGTAAAGTATACAAAAGACGATTTTCTCTACACAGAGAAGCCATACGAAGCGATATACGATTACAAAAACGACCCTTTCATGCACAATCTGAAAATTGAGCAAATGGCTCAACAGGCGGCAGAGGTGGGCGTAAAAACATTCAAAGGACTGTATAAAAACTACGTCAAAATGCGAGAAATGCAGCGTGGGGCGAATGTTATTATCAACAACCCCACTGCGTTCTCAGGTCCGTATATGCAGCTTGACGCAGGCAAATACAATGTTGATGACGGCGGTGTGTATCTTATCGACGAAAGTGGCAACTATCACGTTATCTGTCACCACCCGATTATACCCTTTGAATGCTTGCAGAACATTGACACAGGTGAAGAGAAGCTCAACGTAGCTTACCGCACTCGTGGAGATTGGCAGGAAAAAGTCGTTTCAAAGGAGATTCTATATAACAGCCGAAACATCTCACAGCTAGTTAAATGCGGTGTTGATGTGTCTTCTGAAACTGCCAAAGAGCTTGTTTCATACTTTCAGGAAATAGAGAGCCTTAACCGCAATTCTCTGCCACTGAAAAGATCAGTGGGCAGGCTTGGTTACATAAATGGTGCAGGCTTTTCACCATACGTCGAGGGGCTGACCTTTGACGGTGAGCAGAATTATTCCACCATTTTTAGTGCTATAAAAAGTCATGGCAGTTATGAGAAATGGAAAAAAGTCGCTATAGATTGCCGCAGGAAAAGCGTGATCGCAAAGATATTTCTTGCGGCGAGTTTTGCAAGCGCACTTATCCAGCCACTTGGCGGTCTGCCGTTCTTCGTTCACTTGTGGGGCGTTGATTCAGGCACAGGCAAGACAGTTGCTTTAATGCTTGCGGCTTCTGTTTGGGGAACCCCTGAAATGGGTGAATACATTCAGACGTTCAACAGCACAGTTGTCGGCCACGAGCGAACAGCAGCGTTTCTCAACAGCCTGCCGTTTCTCATTGACGAACTCCAGCTGAGCAAAGATAGTCACGGCAGAAGCCGATTTGACGTTTATCAGCTTGCTCAGGGTGTTGGACGTTCAAGAGGCACAAAAACAGGCGGAATAGAGCGTACACCGACATGGCGAAACACTATCCTTACCACAGGTGAAAGCCCTATAGTGGGCGGTTCAGCAGGCGCAGGAGCGGTAAATAGAGTTATCGATATCGAATGTACATCAAATAATGTCGTGATAGCAGACGGCATGACAGTATCAGCAGTGATAAAACAAAACTATGGCTTTGCAGGGCGAGAGTTCGTTGCAAAACTGTCCTCTCAAAAAGCCTTGACAATGTCACAAGAGGTTTATAACGATTATTTCACCAAGCTCTGCAAGTCGGATACAACGGAAAAGCAGGCAATGGCAGCGGCAATGATACTCACGGCTGATATGATTGCAGAAGCGTCCGTGTTCAAAACGAACGAGCCACTAACAATTGACGATATCTCACCGTATTTGCAGACCAAAAAATCGGTATCAGCAGGTGAACGAGGCTATCAGTATATGTGCGATTGGGTGGCGTCCAACAGTAAACGCTTTGCGACAGGCGAAGACAATAACGGTGAAGTGTTTGGACTTATCCAGGGCGATTTTGCGTATATCATTCGCTCAAAATTCGATGAAGCGGCTTCAAAACAGGGTTTCGACACAAGGGCGTTGCTTAGTTGGCTGAAATCTAATGGCAAGATACTCGTGAGAGGGCGCAACAATACTCGTGGCAAGCGCATCGGTGGCGTGAACGTTGAGTGTGTTGTGCTGAGATTGCCCGACGAAACACCGGACTATTACACCGAAGAAGAAATGCGTGGGACGGATATATCGGATTTCGGCATTTTGTGAGACATAAGTCCCACGAGGGAAACAACGTAAATGCGTGGTTTTCTGCATAGTGTGGGACTGTGGGACATTTTCCCCCTATATATACCTGTTTTAAATAGGTGATATAGAATCACGGCTTTGTTCACACATTGTTAAAATATATGTGTGCTTTCCTATATAGGAAAATGTGCGAATTTGTCCCACAGTCCCACAACACCCCGAAAAGTGCGTAAATACGCATAGTTTTCGTGTGGGACGTTTGTCCCACACTGTCCCCCACGTCCCACATAAGGAGGTAAAAAACATCAAATGAATGCAAGAATAAAACTCCGTGACTATCAGCAGGAGTGTATAGATAAGATAACGCAGGCAAAACAGGGAAAACATCTTGTGCAAATGGCGACAGGTCTTGGCAAGACTGTGACCTTTGCAAATATACCACGTCATGGACGTATGCTTATTCTGTCGCACAGAGAGGAACTTGTGAGCCAGCCGTTAAAGTACTTTGATTGCACAAAAGGCATAGAGATGTCAAAGTACCATACCGACGGCAGTGAGGAGGTGGTTTCTGCAAGCATCCAGACCATGACACATAGGCTTGACAGGTTTTCACCTGATGATTTTGATATCATCATAGTAGATGAGGCTCACCATGCAGCGGCAAACAGCTATAAAACTGTCATAGATCACTTCACACCACGTCTTCTGCTGGGCTTCACGGCAACGCCTAACAGGGCTGACAAATGTAGGCTGAATGATGTGTTTGATGATATCATATTTCAACGTGACCTGCGTTGGGGCATTGAACATGGTTATCTGTGTGATATCCTCTGCAAACGTGCCGACATAGGCTATGACCTTTCAGCGGTACATACACGGCTTGGCGACTACGCCCCGGGTGAGCTGGCAGAAGCAATGGACGGCACTGCGGATGCTATAGCACAAGCGTATAGAGAACACGCCAAAGGTGCAACGCTTATCTTTGCGGTATCGGTAGAACAATGCTACGAGATAGCAAAACGCATCGAGGGGGCTGAGGTAGTCACAGGTCAGACTAAGGACAGGGCTGACATTATACGCCGTTTTACTCAGCGTGAGATACCTTGTCTTGTGAATTGCATGGTGTTCACTGAGGGTACTGACATTCCCCTTGTGGAAACTGTTATCATAGCAAGACCCACACAGTCAGATGCGTTGTATACGCAAATGGTAGGCAGAGGGCTGAGGCTGCACCCTGACAAGGACAAGCTCACACTCATCGACTGCGTAGGAGTAACAGGCAAAGCAAGCCTGAGAACAGCTCCAAGTTTGCTCGGTATTGACATTTCTGAGCTGCCAAAGAAGAGTCAGGACAAAATGGAGGGAATGCTATTTGAGCTTCCTGAAAAGGCTGCTATGATGTCGGATTGTCCTGAAAGCTGGATAAAGAATGTTCGTATCGTTGACTTGTGGGCGCAGGAGCAGAAATATAATACCCATGACGTGAACTGGTTTAAGCTGCCGGATGGCGATATGAAATGCAGTCTTGGCAAGGGAAAAACGCTGAGGATATCTGCACCCGATGCTTTGGGTATGGCAGTATGGCAAGGTCAGAAAATACCTATGCAGCAGGCACTTGACGAGGCGTACACTCTTCTTTGCGAACGTGAGGCGGACAGCAAATACATATGGGATTTGAATATTTGCCGCAAGTGGGGCAAAGCACCTGCTACTGATAATCAGAAAAACCTTATCCGCAGACGAGGCAGGAAGTATCTCAACAATTCGGATATCGACATAGAAAATCTGACAAAGTTTGAAGCAAGTCAGATACTCAACAGGATAATGAAAGGGTGATGATATGGCAAGAAATGAAGATAGAGAGCAAATGACCCTTATCAAGTGGACGCAGCAGGCAAGCATTCGCAAGGCTTATCCTGAGCTGAAACTGCTCTTTCACATACCGAACGAACGTCATTGCGACCCGAGAGAGGGCAAAAGGCTAAAGCTTATGGGTGTGAAGTCAGGCGTTCCTGATCTGTTCCTGCCTGTGGCAAGGGGAAGAAACAAAGGGCTGTTCATAGAACTCAAAGCGGAGAATGGCAAGCCCTCAGATAATCAGATGTGGTGGTTTGCGGAGCTTGGCAAGCAGAACTATTTGGCGGCGATATGCTACGGCTGGAAGCAGGCGGCTGATATGCTGATGCACTATCTTGGCGGTGATGATAATGCTGGTAAAAGCTGATGTCATAAAGAAGGCAGACGAGCTGAACAGAATGGCGGCAAAGCTTCTGCCACTGCCAAAGGGGCTGACACAGGCAGAACAGCTTTTATACAAGTCGCTTTGCATTGTGTACCGAGAGTTCAGAGCGGGGCAGATAGACAAGAAACAGGCGCTTGATGAAAAGCAGGAACTATACAGGGCATACATCAATGGGGCTTATGCACTTGATCTATGGCAGACATATGGGGAATATGCTAAGGTGTTTCAGAAATGTCAGTACGAGATACATCATGATGGCTGTGAGGTTTGTAAGCGTCTCAATGATATCCTATGTGGTATGGGGGAGGGGCAAAGTCAATGAAAAACACCCTATGCTGGTACTGTCATCACGCAGTACCGACAAAGGATAAGATAACAGGAGAATACCTCACAGGCTGTGCATGGTCCATAGACCGCAGACCTGTCGAGGGTTGGAGGACGTGTCAGCACAGAATATATGAAGCGCAAAAGGGCGGTATGATACACTCGTATACTGTGACGGAGTGTCCTGAGTTTGAGGAGGGATAAGAATGAAAACACATAATCTGAAACTTAGCATAGAATTTTGTGGCGCCGTTCTGAGCGGTGAGAAAACTTTTGAGGTCAGAAAGAATGACAGAGGTTTTCAGACAGGAGATCTGATAAGATTTATACCGACTGACGGAAAGTCTTATCATAGCTTGAATGGTACAGTAATAGAACACGCAAAACATGAGATATCAGGACATACATACAAGATAACATATATCCTCAATGGCTGGGGAATAAAGAATGGGTATGTTGTGCTGGGAATTAAGGAGATAAAATGCAATAACTGCGTATTTTATCATACTTGTAGCAAACGGAATGTAGTTTGTGATGATTACAGATCAATGATCTATAGACAAACTGAGGAGGATTAACATGAACAAGAAAGAAATTAACGAGATCAAGAGAATATTCAGCGACGACTGTGGACTTTTCACCGTAAACCATGTTGTTACCGCATTTGTTGATTCTGAAAAGAACATAAAGTGCAAGACCAATCAGCTTTACAACACCATTCCGCAGGACGAGGCGGAGCTGATAATGATAAACCTGAAAAAGGTGCTCAGCGGCTCTATAGGCAAAAATCTGCTGGAATATTCGTTCCCTAAGGACGCCTACCTTGAGGGCGGTGCTCAGCCTTTCATGTATGAAACATTGCAAAGCAAGCTTATTGATGAGGAAAAGGTTGATAATTTTCTCAACGCCATTGTGGAAAAGGTGGAGTATGTGTCTACATATACCATTTTTGCGGCACACTGTACATATTCCGTGCTGAAAAAGAACAAAATGGACGAGTTCGAGGAAGAGGCTGACACTGATTACAACTTTATTGTGACAGCTCTTTGCCCTGTAAATCTGCGTATTGACGGGCTTATATACAACGAGCAGGACAACTCCATTGCAAAGAAAGAGTCATGTGACAGAATTGTTGAACTGCCAAGTGACGGCTTCCTGTT